ATGCACAGGAGATACTTTTGCTTTGGGCATTTTTTTAGCTTTAGAAGATTGTTTAGTAGGTTTCATTTCTTTTTACCAAACATTTTCTTTTCTTTTTTCTCTACTTTTTTACCTTCTTTTTTTTCATGCTTTTTCATAGCAGCTTTAGATTTATAAACTTCCTTACCACCATACTCTTTAATAGCCATACTTGTTCCTTTCTTTTTTTTACCATACTGCTCTTTATGAATAAAAGCAGGAGTGTTACTTGTTAACATTGTCATTATTTACGTCCGTAATGTGGGAATTTAATACCCTTGGATATTTTCCAAGCTTCTTTACTCATTCGTCTTTTTTGACTAAGAGCTCTTTGTTCTATCTTCTGATTAGGCATTTGCTTTAAAGTTAAAAAAGCAGCAGACTTAGCATCATTAAGAAGATAACTAAACATTTGAACAGGCATATCAGGAACAAAGTCATCCTCTAGTAAGAATGGAACAGATCTTTTACCATGACATTGTGATTTAGAATTTTGAAGAGTTGAGTCTACTTCTGAATCATAGGCATCAAATACTACATATTCATCATCAAAAGATGTATAGAATCTTGGATAGTTATCATTAATAATGTTTAATTTAATACCAGTACTATCAGTAATAACAGTAATATTAGAAGCATCACTTGACCTTTGATCTAAGATATTTAAGAATTCTTCTGGATCTTTATATTCAACTTTAAGGAATTTATCTTTAGTATCTGTATTATTTCTACAATTATATTTAATCCATTCAAGGTCTATAATTGTTTCTGGAAGTTTCATATGAGTAGGTTTAATAGTAGTACCACTAGTCTCTAATTGAAAAAGTTCTTTAAACCAAGGATAGTCTCTACCATCTACAATAGCATAATAAGTTGTTTTTACAATTTGAGCTACTTGTAAAGCTTCAGTACTATCATTAATTGAGTTGACTTCATCTGACTCTAAATCAGATAGAATATCTTGCACCATTTCAATTAAAGTCATCTTAGCCATGTTTTATCCTATAGTCTAACAGCAGTTAACCCTGCTTCTGTAACTGTAATATTTGCTCCTGAAGATGTAGCATCTCCTGCACAATACATAGTTAATTTTTGACCTGCTGTAGCAGTTACAATACCTGTAGCTGAACATGTAACAACATCAGCACCATTAGTAGGTTTATGTGCTTCAAGAGTTCTAGTACTAGTTGCTCCATTTAATGCAAATTTAAATTTATATCCGGTACCAGCAGCTAAAGCTGTAGTAGTAAATGTTGTCCAAAAAGTAATTAAGTAATTTCCTGCTTCTGTTAAAGTAATTTCACCAGTTGATGGAGAAACTGTAAGTATATTGGAAACACCTGATGTCCATTCAGTACCTGGATTTAATTTAGCATACGCTTGTGCTGCAGAAAGAGTTTGAGTAGTAGCTCCAGCATCAATATACATATCTGCATGAGCTCTACCTGGAAGAACTTGCCAACTACCTGAACCTAATCCGTCAGAGATATAGGTTTTGTCTACCGTAGCAGAAGCAACACCTTTGGGTTCATGTAAGTCAGAATCTGGGATACTTTTATGTTGAATAGTCATTTGATTTCCTAGAGTAAAAAGAGGGGCCCTCTTAATAGAAGGCCCTTCAATTTATTTATTACTTGTCGTAAACATACTCAACAACAATACGGCCTTGGCCTGCTGTTAAGTCTGCTACTGTAGGTGTAACTACTAGTTCACCAGCTGTACCACCAATTGTTTTACCAATTAATGAGCCTGCACCAGTAACTACATTACCTGCTGTACCGATAGCTGTTTGAGTAGCTTCAGAAGCAGAAATTAAGCCTGAAGCAGCAATAGCTGCACCAGCTGCTGTATACAAACCAACATCTAAGTCAGTAGTTGTAGATGTTGAAGTAAATGCTACATCAACATATAACTTAGCTGAAACAATTGTTGTATTTGCTGGAAGACTAAATTGTAAACCATTTGAACCATAATTAGGCAAATCGTTATATTTAAAGTCCCAAACAGCAGATTTTACTACGCCATTTTTTGTACTTTGTTGACCACCAAACTTACCGTTTGTTGTTCTAACTCCATAACTAACGGCTACGCCACGTTTTGAATCAATTTCGAAACCCATGTCATTTCCCCTTTAATTAATAAGTAGAACCACTTGTTAAAATAACACCAAGTGTGTCAACACGTTGGGCACCGAAACCAAAACGAGAAGTTACTTGGAATTTGTCAGCACGTTCTTCGCTGTCTCTCCAACCTTCTGTTTTAGGAGCACGTCTCCATGCATGCATAACTGGTTTAGTATTGTCGTCAGCAACAGACATAAAGATGTTAGCGACGTCACCAGCAGCAGCAGTTGTATTAGCTAAACCATAGCTAGAAGCGTTAATAGCTTCTGAACCAGTTTTAACTGGGAGGTAGTTAGATGTCCAGATATCGAAGCCAAAAATGTTTTTAACAAACTTGTGATCTCTTGCGAAACCTTCTGTAACAATACCTTCAAACATTGGGTTGTTAGATACTGAAACTAAGTTTGTAATACTATTTAATGAAGCTTCAACAATTGGGTCTACAATTGCAATACGACCTGCTGCAGGAACTTTAGCCTTATCAAAAGCTAATTTCATTGCAACAAAGTCAGATAGTGTCATTACACGAGTAGTAGCACCAGAGCCACCAGCAATCCAACGATGTGGACGACCGTTAACAAGGTTTACAGCAGCTGCAGTTTGAGCAGCATTAGCTACTGATAAAAAGCGAGACTCATGATATTCACCAAGAGCACGTGTTGATTCTAATGCTCTCATTGACATAAGAGCTTCAACTTGTGCACCATCTTCACGAAGTTCATCAGAAACTTTCCATGCATCACCAATGTAATCAGTGATAGAAAGTGTGATTGTACCTGTGTCGATAGGGTTAAAGTTTAAAGGTGTATCCTCTTGACCATCTTGAATAGTGACTGTACCAACAGTTTTAATGTTAAGAGTTGTACCGTTACCAAAGTCAGATACATCTCTCCATAAACCTTCTGGCAATAAAAAGTCTTTTAAATTTTCAACGATGAACTGAGAATACTGTTGTGCCTCAATAAAGGCAGGTGTATTACTAGTTAATTGTGACATAATTTATCCTTAAGTAGTTAAGTTTTGTTTTACTTTTTGACCAGCAATTCTCCAAGCATCTATTACATCTTTAGTTGTAGCTCCTTTTTTGACCTTAGCAGATAACTGACTAGGATCAGAGTTTGCAGCCACAGCTTCTGGATTAACAGTACTTGTAGGTTTGGAAACTGTATTAGGTTGAGTAGGAACTAATCCTGCTAACTTAATAACAGCACCTGGAGACCTTGCTGATAATTCATTAAGTTGTTGTTCAGTTAGACCACTTTCTCTAGCAATAGACTTATAGACTTCTTCTGCTTTATCTCCATACTTTTCTGTAAACTTTGAAGCTACATACTTAGCATTTTGTTGAGCAGCTTTTTGTCTTTCTTTTGCTTCGACAGTTTCGCTAACTAGTTTTTCTAACATATCTTGACTAATTTCACCACTAGGAATGTCGTTCTTAGGTTGAATGCCAGACTTAATTTCATCTAAAAGTTCTTCAGTAGTTCTACGTTTAGCTAGTTCTTCACGAGCAGCTGCAAGTTCAGACTCAAGAGTTTGAATATGCTTTTGCGCATGAGGAACAGATTTTAACGCTTCTTCTACTGATTGATACTTTTTACCACTCCCTACTAAATCCGCAGCTTCTGTCGGAATCTGGAATTGAGGTTGTTGGTTATCTTGTTTTTGATCCGTGTTGGTACTTAGATCAATGTTTAATTTATTTTCTTCAGACACTACTTTCTCCTTGGTCAGGTATTAATGTTTGAAGTTTAGAAAGAGCTTTTTGAATACCTAATTGATAAGCTTGAAACTCAGACCAACTAGGCAAGGTGAAATTTTCTTCATCTATACATTTACGTCTAGACAAATCAATTTGTTCTTGTAAATATTCCTTTATTTCTCTTAATACTTCAACTTTTGTAAGCTTTTTAGCTTTTTCAGATTTTAAATCCATACTAGATATTATAGCACATAATCATATAAAAGTCAAGCTATTTTGGAGCTATTCCAGCTCTTGCGGGTAATTGGCCCATTTGAGCATCGATCATAGATTCTTCTATTGGAGTATTAGCTTGAGTTGTCATGGTTGTTTGAGCTTGCTGAGCTAGTTTAGCAGTTTCTGCTTGTTCAAATAAAGCAGCATTATCTTTAACAAAACCATATTGTTCAAAGCCCATATACTCTTCAAGCATCTTAGCAAGACGTTTAGCTGATATATGAGGAGCAATCATTTGCCCCATAGGACTATTAAATACACCCAACATATTTTGAATAAGTTGAGCTCTTGCAGCATAATGACGAGCTCCGATTGGACGGAGTTTACCTTTAGCTGTAATATCTTCTTTAGTAATAGATAAGAAGTCAGTAATACCAATATCATCATCCATTACTCTAGCTAGTTCTGTCATATCCATATTACGTTTAGCTACTTCTAGCATAGTATTAAGGATTGGTTCCATAAACTCAATTTCAAACTTATTAATTTTGTTTTGGAAAATACGACTAGCAGCGTTTTGAAGTTGTTGTACCTCAAATGCAGTTTTCTCTCCTGGAGTTCTAAAACCCATAGCTTCTTTAGGAGCTCCTGCCATTTCTTCCATAATACTGAGTAAAGCAGCTATTTCAGTATTAACTTGGAAAGCAGCTGGATTAGGAGGTAGTAATTGTACATCTCCATCTTCAGGAATATGAATTGTTTCTTCAGGACCCCATGTAAAAGGTTCTACATCACCTTTAACGGCAATAGGAGGATGAATAGTTAGATCCATAGCATCTGCTTTTAAATTTTCTAAATGATCTAATCTGTACTGTAATCCTACTAAATTATCTAATGGTCCCATACCATATAAATTATCTGGTCTTGTTCTCCAAGCAACATGATGTTTTGAATCTTCACCAAACCAAGAAGGATTCTCCATATTACGAATAATATAGGACCTATCTATAATAGTTATAATCCTACGTTCTAATAAAGTATCATCAGCAGCGTTATGGATATCTCCCTCAAACTCTAAAATTTCTACTAAGTTTGATTGATAATACTCTTTAAGAGAACCAAAACCATCAATTAAAAATCCTTCAGCTTTATGTACATCTTCTATTCTAAAATTAGTAATATGTTTACGTACATTAATAGCTCTTTCAAAAGCTTGAGTATCATAGTTTAAATCAGGTCTATATTGTAGATCTCGTTTAAGTTCTCCTACAGATTTAATGTATCTTGTAAATTTTGGAGAAGTTTTAAAAGATGCCGCTACAGGATTAAATACAATATCCATTGGAGAAATACGAGTTAATTTAGGACCTCTATAATTAGTAATGTCTTCTCCTGTAACTGGATCTTTATGAATATTGTTTTCATAAATTACATCGGCAAATACGTTACCATAGTCAATATAGTCATAAACTAACTGAGAGATAGTTTCTCTAAAACCACCTTCTCTGAGCTTAGTTTTCATGTATGCTTCTATAGCCCTACGTTTAGATGCAGTCGAGGCTTCTAAATTGTAACCTTCCCACTTTAACCAATTATCATTAGGAAATAAAGCATCCATATAGTTAGCATGCAAATTATCTCTAATTTGAGTTAACTTAGGTAGAGTTGTTTTATTTTTCCAAGGAAGTTTAGAATTACTAGTTTTAGTAGTGTCTGTAGCAAAAAGATAGTTACGGAGTTCTCTCCAATCTTTTTCTTTTTCACTTCTTTGGATATACCAGTTATTATAAAGACCAGATAGTTGTTTTGCTAACGCATCTCTGTCTAGTAATCGTCTAAATTCTGCTACGGTACCTGCCATAATTTGTCCTTAAAATGAAACCCCGCCAAAGCGAGAGTGTGTTACTACATTACTACCTAAAGAAAAAGATGAAAATCTTTGTTTAGGAATTATTGAAATTGCTATAGCATTAGCTAGAGCATCTTTAATATCGTCATGTGGTGGATGTGCCATTACTAATTCTTCTTCTAGTGATTGACAGTTACCACCTTTATAATGCCATACTTGTAGGTTATCATACTTAGGTTCAAGAATAGTAGATACACGTTCTTCTTTATCACCTAATGATCTTGTTGGTCTAAACTCATCAATTGAAAGAGATATACCATTTGGTTTAAGATAACTTTCTTTTAATTCTTTAACAATTGTTTGTTGAGCAACAGTAACCTCAGCTCTAAGTTTTCTAAAACCCCATTTTTGCCAAGCTCTTAAAATATGATCATAATACTCTACAATACGATCTGTTTTAAATCTATCTATATCTAGTACGTAGTAATTACCTTGATGATCACATCCAATAACAACTACTGCTGAATAGTCAGCCTTTTTACGAAGAGAGAAAGCAAAGTCAATAGCAGCAAAAATATTAAGCTTCCTATCTCTAATGTACCAATCTCCTTCTTTATTTTGAAGCACAGCTTTATCATAGTACTGAAACTTATCAGGACTAATTCTTGCAATTTCGTCACTATTTGGGTTATTATAGTATTGTGCATAAAACTGAGTTGTATCTACATATTTAGCTTTAATTTGTGCTAAAGTTTTAGAGTCAAAACCAAACATCTTACCATCAGTACGAGTTTGTTTAGGCCATAAAAACTCACCATCTGTCTCTACTACCTTTTGAAATAACTCATATACATCTTCTTCAGAGATTAACTCACCATCTTCATCATACAAAGTTTCTTTCATTGATACCATTGTATTATAAATATCATTAGGATGGTATCTAGTACCTACTACCCATTCTCTCGCTCCTGGATTTTCAATGGAAGCAAGTTGAGAGTAAGCTGCCTCAACTTTTTCACGACCATCAGTTGTATAAGCGTTGCCAGGTACAACAATGTCGTCAAGAGCAACAACGTCAGCATGAAAACCTGTGGTATTAGATGTAAGCCCAACAGCTTTAACAGTTGCATCTCGAACTCCTTCTAGTTTTCGTCTAGGATGATCAACAGCTATTTCAGAAACAGCCCATTTTTCACGTTTACCTTCTTCAGGATGAATCATATCAGGCCAATATCTACGATAAATTGGACTATCTATAATTTGCTTAATAGCATATAGTTGTTTTTCTGCTAAATCTGCTGTTGCAGATACATATAGAATTGTTGTTTCTGGAAATTTAGTAATCCACCAAGCAGTTCTATAAGCAACTAGTTTACTTTTTAAATGCCCTCGAGGAAGTAATACAAGTTGGTTGTTCTTTGCTTCAGAACGAGTCCACCATTGAATTAATTCTTCGTGTACTGCTCCAAGTAATAAATGAGGAGCTACTAGTTTAATAAAGATTGATAAGTCAGCTTCTGCTGATTCTCTAATCTGATCTAATTTATTTTGCATTAACTCTTATTTTAAAAATCTTAATTTATAAATTGTAGAATCAATTAAATCTTTAATTTCATCTATTAAATTCTGTAATTCAGAATCTTGAGGTAATTTTTCTCTCATTGTGTATACGTTATTACATAATAACTGAAGTTCTGCTACAGGATCTGGACCAGGAAGTGCATAGAATGACTTATAGTTTTCTAATACACCATACTTACCCATGTAAGCTTCAATAAAAGCATCTGTTTTACTTTGTAATCCTTCATAAAAGTCACCTAATGCTACATGTTGAGAATAAGTTTTAGCTCTCCAATGATTAATATGTGCATTAGTAACTGCATGTAATAACATTAATGCAAAAGCAGATACAACTGGATCTGATGTTACTGCTTCTTGAAATTGTTTAGCCATAAACTCTGGTTCCTTTACTGTCAATAATTAAAGCTTGTTTACGAGGTTTATAACCTTCTTCACAAAAACTAATATGTACCCAACGATCAAACTCCAAGATGACTTGATCATATTCAATATCACTAAAGACGATTTTCTTAATAATGTCTTTAGGTGATCCAAAAGAGGGACAGATAAAATCTGCCGCCAATCCTTTCGTATGTTGGCTTGTCGGTTTACTTCCAAGTAGTTGATTAACCACAAGAGAACGATAGCCACTATTAATAATAATAGGTCTTCCCAATACTTCTCTGACATCCTCTAATCCTTTCGCTAAAGTTTTTAAATTATTTAAAACTAAAGGATTTGGAGTATTGTCTAATCCATTCCTAACTGCTATTTCTGATGCTGTTAATTCTTCTAGAGTAAAGTGTTCAGTTAATTTCAAGCTACACCTTTAGTTTTTTCATAAGTTCTTAAGCCTCCTAGACCTAATAAACCAAAGAGAGCATACATAAGAGATTGCATATCAAATGGGACAATAATAGCTGGATATCCGAATACAACAACAAACCAGTTAAGAATAGGAAAAATAACGAAATGTAACGCGAATGATAGTCCACAAGTCCACCCTATAAAAGGTCTCCATCGTTTAGTAAATTTGTCATCACTAGCTGCTTCAATAGCATTAACTTTAATTTGCTCAATTGCTAATTGAAAGTCTTGACCATTAAGTTCTCTAGCTAAATCTTCTTTTGCTTTCTCACGAGCATTTGTATCAGGAATAACTCTGTCTAATACTTTACCACCAATATCTAATACTGAATCAATAATACCCATTTTATTTAAACATATTATTTAAGAGTAAAATAATCACTGTACCAAAGGCACCTAGTAGAATTTGTTCTAATCTTTTAAGTCTAGCATTAATCTGTTCATATCGTAAAGCACAGATCTCTTCGTGAGTACTTAATCTATTTTCAACTTCTTGTATATCAGGTTTATTCATCTGGAGCCTTCCATTGACAAGTTTCAGTATCTAATATCCAACTAGCAAAAGGTTGTGGAGGAATGAAAGCATCTAATTCAGCATCATATTTATAACCAATACCTGCATAGTTCTTTCTTATTTTACCATTGTAAGAGGTTTGTTTCCAATTACCTCCTAATAAACCTTGACAAAAAGCAATACCTACTGCTTCTTGTTCAATACCATCAGCATTAATAGTATCTTTATCAGCTACTACAATTACTTGTGTTACTATATTTTCTTCGTTAAGTTGTGCAAAATGTGCCATATTTTCTCCTGTTATCTTGCAAGTGCGTATTTAAATGGGTTTTCGGCAAATGCTGCATAAATAAATGTTGCACCACTTCCGTTATTAGCTGCATTAGAACCTCTAATCTTAAATCCATTTGCTAAAAAATCTAATGGATTAGATGTATCATTTGTAAATTCAGTAGCACTTGTATTAGCTTGTAAAATATCGTCTGTAGTATTATATAAATCACGACTTGAATCATAAATATTCCAATTGTATGTTGCAGCACTAGAACATTTTATTAATACATATTTAGGTCTAAATCCAAGATACACAAAAGGACCATCAGCACTACCATTACCTGTGTAAGAACCAAATGCACTAAAGCCTGCTATTTGTGCAAAGCAATAGGCTACATAAGTTGTTGTAGTATTTGTCCATGAACTTGCGCTTGCTGAACCTGACACAGAAATAACTGTTGAACTATTATTAGCTGGTTGCCACATTGTAGTATCAGTAGCAGATGCTGCTGTAGTATTTAGAGCAAGATAAGTTCCTGCTGCTGTTCCTAAACTTTTATGCCATGTAGCCCATCCAAACGCATTACCACGACCTTTAATAATTACCATAGATGGCGTTACACCAAGACCATGACCTACTGTTTGATTAGCTGTATTAGTTCCTGTATAAGTTACAATACTAAACCCAGCCGTTGTGCTTACTGAAGTTGTTGATGAAATAGAGCCAGCTGTGTTAGATGATGTTGAGCCTTGACCAGCTTGCCATTGCCAGCCTACAAAATTATCTGATAATGTAGTATTATTAACAACACCTGTTCCTGAGGTACCTACTCCTATAGTAAATCCATTTGAATTAAATGAAGTTACATAAGTAGAGTTATTAATATCTGGAACTGCAGCACTACTAAATTGTTGATAATTTGTACCGCGAACAGAATCTGTTAAAACGTGATGTGCTACTTGACTTCTATCTTTAATCCATACTAAATCTGGTTTAAATTGACCATCATTATATATAGTTTGACCTGTTCCATTAGCTGAATACAAAGTAGCATCCATATATTTATTACCTTGAATAATAGTGCTATCAGGTAGGTTAGTAGTGCATATAGACTTAAATCCACTAGGAGGTGTATAAGTAAAAGGTCTTTGTCCAAAGTTAAATGATGCTACTCCAGTCCCACTTCCGTTTGTATTATAATTTAATAATAAAGCATAATCCTTTAGAGCTGTAAGAGTTGCATTTTGATTTGTACCTGAAGCTGGAACACCTGAATTTGTCCAAGTTCCGTTCTTACCTACCCAAAGTTTTCCTGTGTCTGAATCATATGCAAACATTAAAACATCATTATTTGCAAAAGATCCTGGGCTTGTAAGACTAGTTACACCATCAGATCTCCATGACCATGCCCATGTTCCTGTTGGTTCAGTAGATAGTGCAATTGGTTCAGCATACATTCCAAAAGCTGTTCTTAATGTAGTAGTACCACTACCTGCATTATCTACAAACGCTTCCCAATACCATTTACCAGAAATGCTAGTAAAGTTTATTGTATTTACTCGTGCAGTTCCACCACCTAAAGCACCACCACCATTAACTGTTACTTTTAAATTACCTTCGGTTAAGGATGCTCTTGTACTAATATCTAATCGATTAGGAGTATTATAATTCCCAACAGGTTGTGTGCCAGCAGTACCTAAAGTAGGAACATCATATGAAATATCATAATTTTGACTTGTGGTACTATAATAATCAAAATTATATGGATAGGTATGATTTAGAGAATCCCCTCCTTGACTATCCTGAAATGTTAATCCAACAGCAGCCACTGTACCTGAAGTAGATGTACAATTACTATTAACATCTGTAATAGTTAATGCATTAGGAGAGTTATCTACAAAAGTAGCACTTTGACAAGTAAGTAATTGTGTGCCAGTAATAGCTGTTAATGCACTAGTTGGAGGTGTAAAATTATTTGGTCCATATACTGATGAACCTACTACATAACGTAAATTAGATATTTTACCATTAATAGGAGTACCTACTGGAGAAGTAGCATTTGAGTAACCTCCAATAATAAATGGAGCAGAATTATCAATAACAGAATTAGGACTTGTAGCTAGTAATTTAACAGTACCATCTAAAGCCATAAAGAAATTAGTACCAATTCTATAAACAGCAAGATGATGCCATTGATTTACAATCATGTTAGTCCATGTAGTTGCACCACTAACCATATAAGAGTTACTTGGATCAGAAATATAACAAGTAATACCATTACTACCATCTGTTGATAGTAGTATACTTTCAAATATTACACTTCCACCTTTACCAATTAATTGTCCAGCATTAGCTGAATTATAAAAAAAGAATTCCCAACAGAAATCACTTGTACCTGCATTAAACACAGGACTATCATTAATTCTTAAATAGGAATTATTACCATTAAGATTAGTAGCATAACCAGTCCATCCAGGCATTGAATTAAATGCATAATGAAATCCATTATTACCATAAGATCCATTATAAGCTATAGGACTCCATACGCCATTACTATCATTAGCAGCAAAATAATAAGGATCTAATTGTTGTCCATCAATTCTATAAAAGTCTGCCAAGTAACCATCAAGGTTAACTCCACTAGTAAATACACCTATACCATTAGAATATCCAAGGAAATTTTGGAATCCTGCTGTATCCATTGTGATTGTATTATTTTGTGTAGGATAGGTAACAGATGTAAATGATGTAATTTGTTTACCATTAACAAACATTTTTAATCTATTTGCAGCGACAGCTTGTGTAGTATCAAAGTTAATTACAAAATGATACCAAGCAGACGGATCTCTAAATTGTTGAAGACTTGTCATTTCAAATTGAGTAGTCCATGTACCACCACTATAGGTAGAACAACTTATTGATAACTTTTCATTTAGAAATGCAATTGAATTATCTCTATAAGGTATTGTACCTTGTGATGATTGATAAATAAACATTCGATTATTATTATCAAATTCACCTCGTTTAAACCAAAATGAAAAGGTACCTTTTTGATAACTTGTACTTGTCTTTGGACATGTTACTTGAGTATAAGTATTACGAGCTTTACTAAAACGTAATGAATTAGTAAGCTTAATTGGTAGACTTGCTAATAATCCTGAAGAGGTAAATGTATGAATAGTGTTACCACCTGAAGTTGTAACTGTTCCTCCAGAGAATTTTTGTGATCCAGCATAAGATATAATTACAATACCAGAACCACCATTACCTACAGTATTCATACTTCCTGCTGAATTTACTCCAGAAGAACCACCACCACTACCTGAGTTAACTTTTCCTGCAACTCCTGATGTAGAGCCAAATCCACCATTACCTCCACCTCCAGAACCACCTGTTCCTCCGGTTCCTGAACTACCATAGAGGTAAGAACCTCCTCCACCACCACCTGCATAGGTTACACTTGTTCCTGAAATTGAAGAAGTAGCACCAGCTCCTCCGTTACCACCAGCAGTACTACTAGCTCCTGCTGACCCAGCTCCGCCTGCACCACCACCACCAGCACCATTACCTGATGTACCACTAGATGAAGGATAAGGGTTTCCTCCAGCATATCCTTGTCCTGAAGTTGCAGCTCCACCAGTACCTTGAGGTCCACTAGCTGCATATCCACCGCCACCGCCTGAGCCACCAGAACTACCATTTTGTTGAGGAGAATCAAAACCACTACCTGCTCCTCCACCTACTGATGTTATAGTAGTTATATATCCAGTACTAGATATAGATGAATCTGAACCATTTGTTCCTTTTTGAGTTCCTGTTAATCCAGCACCTCCTGCTCCAATAGTAACAATATAACTATTTGGAGTGTAAAGATCTATAGCAGCTGTTTGATAGCCTCCGGCTCCTCCTCCTCCGACCGCACCTCCTGATGCACCACCAGCTATTACTAAATAGGTAGCAGATACTTTAGTAAGAGGAGTTAATGTACCTGATGCTGTAAAAGTATGTATTTGCTTACCACCAGATGTTGTGACTGTACCACCTGTAAATAAAGGAACTGTAGATGTATAAGAAATGATAACAATACCTGATCCACCATTGTTACCAACAGCAGTAGTTGTTCCTGCAGATCCTCCGCCACCACCTCCTGTGTTGGCTGTACCAGGACTACCTACTCCACCATTACCACCATTACCACCACCGCCTGTAGCAGTTCCTCCAGTGGAATAACCACCTCCTCCACCACCTCCAGCATAAGTGACTGATGTTCCAGAAATTGTTGATGCTAATCCTGCTCCGCCATTACCACCAGCGCCAGTTGTATTATTAACACCATCACCACCTACTCCTCCTGCACCTCCGCCTCCGGAACCAGAATTATAAGACATTGTTGTATTAGCTGTATAGTATCCAGTACCACCAGCATAACCTTGACCTGCTATACCTGAACCGCCAGCATTAGTCGTATTTGTAATATAGGAAGAAGAGTGACCACCTCCTCCAGAGCCCCCACTTTGACCATTACTTCCTGCATATGCAGAACCCCCAGCACCACCACCATACGAAATAATAGTAGTCATACCAGTTCCTGAAATCCAAGAATTAGATGCTTGAGTTATAGTAGTAGCTGCACCTGTAGTACCTCCACCTCCAACAACAATAGTATATGTATTTAGAAGAGATAGACTTAGTTTAGATTCAGCTGCTGAATTTCCGCCAGATGTTCCAACAGAAGTTCTAAAACCTCCTGCACCTCCTCCAGCTGCTTTATAGTAAGCATTGCCTGCGTAACCTCCAGCTCCACCGCCAGCAATAACTAAAAAGTCAGCAGAAACTTTATTAGATTTAGCTGAAAGAACACCTAAAGATCTAGCTGCTGCTGTTGCTAAACGGGAAAGAAGTGACATTAAATATTCCTATTTAAATTGTGTTTGTGCTGCAAATACTGAGAATGTTGCTGAACCTGTTTTAACAATTGTGTATGAATAAGCATCTACACCTGAGGCATTACCACTTGTCCAGGCAGTACCTCCTTGATACTTAGGTGTTACAGAAACTCCATCTACTTGAATAGCATTATTGTAGTAAGCAGTAGATCCTTGAGATACTAAAAACACAACTGTAATAGCTTCACCAGTAGACATAGCAGTATCTAAAGATGTTCCACTAGAACCTCTAAAGTTTACTGTCCAGTTAGATGAAGCATTAGTAGTGTAGTATAATATAGATTGAGTTGTAACATCATAATTGATTGTGCCTGTAGCGGCAGTTGCTGAAACTGTAACAGCTTCTAAAGCGTTTACAAATTTAGATGCTATAATTGAAGAAGAACCATTGAATACTTGTTTAGCAGTAAAGGTAGTTGTAGTTCCTGGAGCAACATAGTCTGTACCAGCAGTTGCATTAGCAAAGCCTCCAGAACCATCTCCTTTAAGTACATTACTACCTGATGTTGAGTTAGCTTTTATGTAAGCTAGAATTTGAGAGCCAGTAACTTTTTTAGAAGTTCCAGCTTCATTAATTTCAAATTCATTTGCTCCAGCAACATTTGACGCTGCGGTTAATCCTGATATTTTTACATTTGCCATTTAGTATACCCTTTTCCAGTTTCCACTTATTTTTTTATATATTGTAGGCTGTGTCCAAGTGTTGTTATATTTAACATATGGAACATATATCTTCCAAACTCCATCAATACGAATATATGCTGTAGTTTCTAAAGGTTTATAAGTAGGAACAACATATATTGAACTTATTGCTGAATTTTCTTGAACTTCATTTGTAATTCGTGTATCTCCATTTTCTGTTATACGAAGGTCACTAGCTTCTGTAGTTCTTTCATATATTCCATAATATTGGTTTACTTGTCCAAATTGAATTAATGGCATTAGCTAACTCTCTTCCACAATCCACTTTGATTTTTATAAATTGCTAATGGACGTTTCCAAATATTATTATCTTTAACATAAGGAACAGAAACTTTCCAAGTTCCTAAATCTCGTACATACATAGTTGAATCAAATGCAGTAGCAGTTAATGTTCCTGAAGCAGTTAGTGAAGAAGCTCCAATTTTAATTCTATACCCTTGGCCTGTAAGAGTACCTGTACCTGTTAAACTAGTTTGACCCTTACCTTTAAATGTACTTGTACTACTAAGAGTACAAATACCATCACCATAGAATTTTGGTTTTAATTTTAATGTAGGTGTAAATGATCCTGAATGAACACCATGTAAATCGATTACACCAAATACTCTTCTTTCTGCTGCTGCTATATCTGTACCATTAGCTAAAGCATTTACAATAGCATAAGTCGTACGTTTAGCTGTAGGACTTATAGTACCTGTAGCAGTTAAGTTACTAAATCCTCCCTTAAATAATCTACCTGTTGAACTTTCAGTTCCAGTACCTGTAAAGGAACTAGCACCTTTCAGTTTAAGAGTGGGAGTAAATGTTTTAGTACCTGCTGCTGAGTAAGAACCAGCACCATATCTTTTTGCAATACCAACTGGTGATAAAGTACCAGTTCCTGTAAAACTAGCTAAACCATAATAGGTTTGGTTACCCATAATATAAGTACCATCAGCACTTAGGGTACCTACTGAATTTAATGCTACTTGAGCATCTATAAATCTTTCAGTAATTCTAAAATCACCAGCTTCTGTGATTCTTTGATTATCATCTTCAGTATCTCGATATCCGTTATAATTTTGTCTCCAGATATAACTTGAAGATATTGATGCTGTACTAGATAAATTAGCATTAACTAACTTTTTAATTATACCTAGAATGTCATAACTAAGACTAGCATTAAAACTTGCATCTACAAATTTAACTAGTCTAGGTGTAGGAGATATTGTTCCTTGACCTGTTAAACTTACTAGTCCATATCTTTTAGCACTACCAACAAAACTTACTGTACCTGCACCAGATAGTGAGGTGTTAGCAATATTTAGTATAGTACTATTTAACTCAACTGCTATAGAAGCAAAAGCAGATACTGAAGTACTACCCCAGGTAATTGTAGCAGATGTTTCACCACTATTATCATACATAACCTCCAAGCCTGTAGCTGGAGTGTTATATCCTATATCAGCAACTTCAGTATAACCAGTTCTTGGTGTTAGAGTTGCTATGTTACTAGCATTAAATACTGCACCTATAATCGGATTATATGATTTAGGTGTTGCTCCTAATACTGGAGCTGGAGTACCACCAGAAGCTTGGTTACTCTGTATAGCACTTTGAACAATTGCAGCACTACCTACTTTACCCATTCCTGTAATCTTTAAGACTACAATACCACCACCTGTTGTGGTAGTAATATTTTGAGTAAAGTTAGTACTTGTTGCAGACGTGATTAAATTATCACGAACCCATACTTGCATTGTATCAGCTGATGTAGCCTTTACAGCAGTATTAACTAGTGTATACGTACCACCAGTTTGGTTATCTGTTGGATTAACATTGGTAAGTGTAGTACCAGTGTTTGCTGTTACAATAACAATTAAGTCATTTACAGCAGGGGTGGCGGTAACAGTCTTAGCACCACCGTTTGTTGTATTAAAGGTAGCTGTGCCGAGTAAAGAAACTACAGCTGCCATTTATGTATTACCTAACTTAAGCGATTGTTAAGTTGATATTACCGATTGAGAACTCTAAAGTGTCTCCATCATTTACAGTCTTAGAAGCTGTCATAGCTCCATGCCATAGTAAATTACCTGCAGTAGATGCATCAAAAATACCAATGTGAGATACAGTACCATAAGCTGCACCTGATGCAGTAAATGTTACTGTATTTGTATTTGATGTTGTACCACCTGGTGATGTACCTGCAGCAAATGTAACTGACTTACGGCTATATCCACCTGTTGAAACTTCTGTACCACCACCTGAGTCAGATGGAGCTGCTGTATAAAGAGCAACGTACCATGCTGTAGGACGTGTAGCCGCACCAGTAGTTAATGACCAATCAATCAGTAACTTCTCTGCGTAATCTGATAATGCTGACATATATTTCTCCTAAAAATTAAGCGCTTACTTTAAACCAAATATCTCCATTAGAACCACCAGATGGAGCTGCTGTACTAACGGTAACTCTACTTGTGAGAGCTTCGTAATCATTGTAAATAGTATTCATCTCTGTTAAAACATCTACACCATTTACTTCAATACTTTCAACGTTAATAATCTTATTACCGTTCATATCAATATCATTTTCCATTTGGTTTGGTTCACCACTTGGATTATCACGATATAGAACTTTATTATTTAATTCAGCTTCAATAGCATCAAAAGCAGTATTAAGTGTTGATGTTGATGCAAAGCCTGATGATATGTTACCAATTAAAATTTTAGCCATTACGTTTCTTCCTCATTGCTTCTTTGTGTAAATTTGTTTTAGCCGATGTAATTCGTAAATTTGATTTCTTATTACTACCTCCTGATACAAGAGGACGTTTATGATCTACTTGTCTAGGATCTCCTACTTTGAGTCCTTTCATTTTACGAGCAGCATTTCTTTCTGCTCTTTCTTTAACTCGTTTAGGGTGAGTAGTATGTTCCCAACGAAGTTCTTTTTTATAATCTCGTTTTCCGTTTGTAGTAAAAGGCATTATTCAGCACCACCTACAACTTTAAGACCTATACGTTCTAGATCAGATGCTACGTCTTTATT